ATAATAGCTTTGTGGCTGCTTCGGAGCATCTTCGTTAAAATCAGTGTTAGTACCATATACACTAGCACTTGATGCATATTGAAAATTTACACCCTTAGTATTGCATTCATTAAACAACCATTTAGAAAACTCATAGTTTTGAAGCATTACTTTATCTATGTCACGTTCTGTAGTTGCACTAATTGCGCCAAGGTGTACTACCCAATCAAAACCTTCGACTTCGGGCAAGAATTCTGGATCCCATTCATACCCAAATAAATCATGGTCTTTATCTAAAAATGGTTTAAGATTTTTACCTATAAATCCTTCGAATCCTGTAATTAATATTTTCATTTACTTTTCTCTATAATTCTTGTTGTGCTATAACCTTGAACTGTGGGCACTAAATGTACAGGTGCCAAATCGTGTCCTATTACAGTTTCAACAGTATAGTCCCCGCCCTTAACAATAAGAGCAGGTTTTAATTTTTTAATTAAGTTGTAGGGAGTATCATCGTTGAACACAAATACTTCATCTACCCAAGGTAATACTTCTAGTTGTTCTACTCTAGTACGTTCATCATTTATAGGTCGACTTTCGCCTTTAAGACGTTTTACACTTGCGTCACTATTAATACCAACAACTAATTTACTACCTAAACTACGAGCTTCTTTTAGTAGTTCTAAGTGTCCTTTGTGTAGTATGTCAAACACACCATTAGTAAACACAACTACTTCATATAGGTCTTTAGGTTGCAGAATATATGTACCAACGTGCTGCACACTTGTACGAGATGCTTTGATAGCAATTTCTAAACAAGTTTGATAATCTTTTTGTAAAGTTAACCCATATACAAATGCTGCTAAGAAACAGTCGCCTGCTCCTGTTACATCTGATACTTCAACTGGGTCTACTGGCACATCGTATACTTCTCCGTCAATACTTGCAACAACATTTTCGCCAGCATTAGTAGTGATGATATTTCCGCGCCAGTTAGTAAATCCAAAGTCTCCAAACTCTTTGTAGTTAGGTTTTACAAGCCAAGCATCTTTATAATGATTTGCGTGTTCTTTAGGATCTACAATTACTTTACAGCCAAATGTGTTTAGATATTTAATAATCTCTATCGACTCATCTAATGTGCCTTTGTTGTAATCACTTAGAATAACATATTCGTATTGTTCTAAATTACGCATACGTTTAATAGCTCTTACTACTTCGTCACTATTTGCAAGTTTATCATCATCAATACGTGTAATGTAATGCCCGTCACATATAACTCGTGTTTTAACACTATGCGGCTGATCAGTTTCAAGCAATGTAACGTTAACACCTAAACTTTTAAGATTTTCGTATACAAGACCTGCGCCGCCTACAGTTTCAACTTCACGCAGATACTTAACTACAGGGACAGGCGCCTCCGGACTCAAACGTGTGCTTGTACCGTAGATATATCTGTCAATTATAATGTCGCCGATTACTAAGACTTTCATAGTATTATTATACAATAAAATAATATTTTAGTCAAGTAAATTTATTACTTCAAATACTGTTTCTAGTTTTTTTAAATTGACTTTTTTGTTTAATGTGTTTTGTAATCCGTAGTGCAACGGCTTTGGCCACATACCAAAACTGCACCACGAGTATCCGTCGTGCTCTGTATTTAAAGTAGGAAGGAATTCTTTATCTACTATACACAAATAAGTATGGAATTTAAATTTTGAATCGTTACTAACAAACGTTTCTAACGGAATTGTCTTTTTAATAGTAACTTCGCCGATTTCCTCAACGATTTCTCTTTTAAGACCTTCCCAAGGAGTTTCGCAGCCTTCGTTAGTACCTCCAACGAGGCCCCAAACGTTATTACTACGTTTGCCGTTTGATCGATGTAAAAATAAAAATCTTTGGGTATTTAAACTGTAAAACAGCGCACCACTACAAACAATATTACTCATACTAATAATTATCTTAGTATGCGAGTCTCCATGTACCGTCTGGATACTCACCTTCAAAAGAAAGTATCCATTCTTCGCCGGTCCATTTGTATTGTTTTCTAGTAGTAAGATTAGTAACGAATACTTCGGATGTTGTATCTATAGCTTTAAATATAATGCTCCATTTAGAGCCGTCCCATTCAACAATATCATTTACACTGGCAGCAAAGTCTGTACCGTCTGCATTTTTCCAGGCATCCGGACCGTCAACATCTAAGTATAATTCATAATCAACTACATCGCCGGAATTTAAAAATTCTGCAAACTTTATTTGGTATGTTTCGTCAGATGAGTCAACTGTAAAATGTGTAGCATTTACAGGAACACCGTTAACAAATACTTTTGCATTTACGACTTCACTAAACGGATACCTTGTATCGTACTGAAGGATTCTATCACTTACTGTAAATTTACCTCTATGCACATGCCCAATATTTCCTAGTAGTAGTATTTTAGGATTTGTATTAGGAAGTAATGTAGGATTTCCTTTTGTAGGATCAATAATTGCATCAATGCCAGTTGACCCATTAATAACAGTATCATCTGGTAATGTATCACTATCGATATTTACACTCAACACTGTTTCGTCTAATGGATTAATAGATACTGTGCCTATTATCTCGTAACCGTTGGCTCTTTGCAATCTTAATTCAGTAATATCAGGTTGGAACAATTGAGGCATTGATCTAATATAACCAGTCCATGTTTCTGCACCAACTTGACCTTTTCCTAATAGTCTTGCAAAATAGCTACCATTGCCATCATTTAAGAATACAAGATCATAATTGTTATGACTAGTAGTAACTAGAGTAGTTTCGCTAGTCAACGATTCTCGTTTACCATGTATCTTATTAGGTACTGCATTTTGTGTTTCATTAAGTGCTGATTGTTTAACTAGACTTTGTGCATATGCAGTATCATCTATATTAACTTCTAAACCGTTTTCACTAAACATAGCAGTAATAATACTTTGTATAACGCCCAGCTTTTTAACTTTGACAGGCGGACTAATAAAAATAGGAGTACGGAAAGTTAACGAAGAAATATCAATTTCACTTTCAGTGCCAACTGGTATACTTCTTGAACTCCAGTTAACGTTTTCTAAATTTACTACACTTAAACTAGTCCAGTCGATATAATTATCAGTAGTTTGTATTTCTAGACTTGGATTAAACAACATTAATATCTGTTCTAATATTTGAAGTTTTTGGTCAGTGTTAGTTGCCCAAATATCAAGATTAACAGTTAGTGTATAAGGTGTTGGCATTAAGCGTTCTACAGTGTAGTTCTTGCCTTCTTTTTTTAAGTATTCATTTCCGTTAGCATCTATAGCACGTTCTCGTATATTAAGTTTGTTTATATAACTGCTATCGCTTAAACGCGAAGTATCCATTTCTAATCCAGTAACATATACGCTCAATCGAGGAGCACTAGGTACTTTGTTTTCAGAATTGTCACGAATTATACCTGCAACTTGTCGAGTTAAATCTCCGTAACTAATCGGAACTGCACGTAAATTACCTTGCCCGTCAGAATAGCTAAATCCACTAAACATGCGAACTATTTGTGTAAGGTATCGTCTTATTTGTTGATCGTAAAAGTGCTGCATTAGTTATCTGCCTTGGGTCTTAGTGCTTTGCTCAAGCTCTGTTTTTCGTTAAATGTTTCACCTGCAACTGTTGTAGTTGCATCGTCGTTGTTAATAAATGTACCTTTCTGATTGTTGGCTGTATCTGAACCATACAAGTCTGCACGTTGTACGTCTTGTACTTTATTCCAACGTCCATTTACAAATTTAAACAATCTATTAGGCATAAAATCTGTTCTTAAAAAATAATCTTCATCTTCTGCATTTGTAGGAAAGCTAATTCCATGACCAAATACTGTTTCACCATTAGGTGGTAATGCAGTGCCTACAAGATAACCTTTGTATCCAGGGCGATCTGGTGGCGCCATTTTGCTAAAGCCGTCAGTGTCTTTAGCTGTTGTTAATTGTGTATCGCCACTGTCGTTTGTTTGTAGAGTAAAATAAGAAGTAATATCGTATCCGCTTTGTTGTACTTCTTCTGTTGCTTCATTTACTACTGCATTAGTAATTTGCATTTCTTTCTCATATGTAGAAAGTAAATCACGTAATGTTTTGCCATCTGGCTCTTCTTCGTTTGCAGGAAGATCTAAAATATCTTTAAATTCTTGACCGTCGTATATTTGTTTTAATTTTACACGATA